AGCACCTCCGCCACCTCCACCTGCTAATCTTTTCTTTTTGGCTTTTACACCTTTTCTAATTAACTGCATATGTATATCCATATCAACCAACCTTTAACCATTCAATAGAATTTATTTTAAGATAAGTAGCCATATCAAATGCCGCTAAAGCATCCGATGAAACAGTTGTAGAAGTACCTGTTCTAATTACATCAAGAGGAATTCCATTACCTGTTGCTATAATATGTCCACCACCTGTTGTATTACATGCTTGTACTGAACATGCTTGTTTAGCAAATATAAAGAACGATGTTCCTATTTTACAACCATGAGGCAAACCAATAAAACCTGAAGATACATCCATTACAATACTACTACCTGATTGACTTTGCCCTAAAATAGAATTTGCTGTAATAGTAGATACCTTAGCATTTAAATTATTAGAAGTAGAACCAATTACTTTCCAAAAAGATAATGATTGATTGTAACCTGTACTGTTATAATATTCTCCATGAAATTTCTCTACTTCATAATTTGGGTCTTCTTCTGCTGAATTTCTAACCGCTTGTATAGTAATAGATTCATTCGGTCTAATTAGTAAAGCCGATTGATTACCTCCGAATGGTGGGAATTCATATAAAGGATTACCATCAATATCAGGTATTCCACCCGCTATATGACTTTGTGTTATACAATTTGTTAAATTAACAGTATGAGCACTATATATTGTACTTGTATTATCTCTTGCATCAAACCCTTTATGCCAACATTGTTGAATTTTAATATTATGTGGTAATGCAGGGTCATCAACACAAAATACAAACATAGGTACATTTGCAATATTAGATAAAGTTAATCTTTTACCTGTAAATGTTGATGGGTTTGCTAAGTGTACAAATGCACCACCACCTACTAATCCATTAG